TGGCCGCACTCCAGGGCAGCGACTGAGCCGACATGACCAAGCCGAATCGGATGCTCGAAGCACTGGCCAAGAGCCCGAGGCTACGGGTGGTCGATGACCCCGAGGCCGTACTCGGCGGGCATGGCAACGTCAGGCTCGACGGCTGGGAAAACGAGGTCACGGGCCAAGGCACCTCGCGCGACAAGACCAGCTTCAACAGCTTCAACGCGGGCCGCGTCCTCCAAGAGGACGAGCTTTCGGCGCTCTACCACGGCAACGACGTCGCCCAGCGGATGGTCGACATCGTGCCCGACGAGATGCTCCGCGAGGGCTTCGACGTCCAGCTCGGTGACCCGGGGCTCGATCAGCGGTTCGCCGACAAGATCGAGGGGCTGGGTCTCGACGACAAGATCGCAAACGGCATCCGTTGGGGTCGCCTGTTCGGCGGCGGTGGGCTGCTGCTCGGCTGCGATGACGGCCGAAGCGCGGCCGCGCCGCTGGTGCCCGAGAAGGCGAAGGCGCTCAGCTACGTCTACGAATTCGATCGGCGCTACCTGTGGCCACTCACCTGGTACAACGAAGCCGGCAATCCGAAGCTTGGGCAGCCCGAGACCTACATGGTCACGAGCCCGAGCGCGTACACGACGATGCCCGTGGCCATCGTCCACGAGTCTCGGCTCATCCTGTTCGGCGGCTCGCCGACCGGTCTGCTCGAGCGGCAGATGAACTTCGGCTGGGACCTGTCGGTCCTGCAGCGCGCGACCGAGGTGCTGGGCGATTTCGGCATGGCGTGGCGCGCAGTCGCGCTGCTGCTCGCCGACGGCAACCAAGCCGTCTTCAAGATGGCCGGCCTAGCGGACGCCATCGCGGCCGGCTCGAGCGAGGTGCTGCTAAAGCGCTACGCCGAGATGGATCGCGCGCGCAGCATCGTGCGCGCGACCGTGATCGACGCCGGCGAGAGCGCCGAATCGGGCGGCGCGCCCCCTGAAGAATTCGAGCGGAAGGTGTTCCCCATGACGGGGATCCCCGAGACCCTGCAGGCCCTGATGCTGCGGCTGGCCTCGACGGTCCGCATCCCGGTCACGATTCTGATGGGCCAGTCGCCGGCCGGCATGAACGCCACCGGCGAGAGCGACTTCCGCTGGTTCTACGACCAGATCAAGAGCGACCAGAAGCGCAAGCTCACGCCGCGCGTGCGGCGGCTGGCTCGCATAATCCTGGCCACCAAGGAATTCGCGGGCTCCAAGGCCGTCGAGACCGTCACGGTCAAGTACCCGGTGCTGTGGAGCGAGACGCCGCTGGCGGCCGCGCAGACCCAGCAGGCCAAGGCGACCACCGACAAGATTCGCATCGACTCCGGTGAGCTGCTGCCCGAAGAGGTGGCGCTGCAGCGTGGGCAGCCCGACGGCTACGAGCGCGACATCGTGCTCACGCCCGAAGGCGTGAAGGTCCGCGAAGCCATCGTCAAAGGCGAGTACGCAAGCCTAACCCCCGACCCGACCAAGAAAGACGAGGTTCCGAACATCGAGCTCGCGCCGACCGACGCCGCCAACGTCATCAAGGTCAACGAGGCCCGCGCCTCGCTGGGCTTGGAACCGCTGGAAGGCGAGGACGGTGAGCTCACACTGGCCCAGTTCAAGGCCAAGAGCGCCCCGCCCTCACTAGGCTTTGGCGGTGGGCCTCCGCGTCCGGGCGGCTTCCCGCCAAGCGGTGGCCCACCGAAGCCGCCGCCAACAGGGGCGCCGCCTGAACCGGGTCGGGAGCAGCCGCAGCCCCCCGAGCAGGAGCCCAAGCCGTGACCCCCGAACAGCTTGTCAACGAGGTCGAGGCGGCCCAGTGCATCGTCATCGTCGGCGGGCCCAGCACGGGCAAATCGACGCTGGCGCATCGGCTCAAGCCATCCGAACGCGTGCGTTGCACGGACGAGCTCGTGGGCGTTCTCGAGTGGTCGGAGGCTTCGGCCGAGGTCGCGCGCTGGCTCGACGAGCCGGGGCCTTGGGTCATCGAGGGCGTGGCAACTGCTCGAGCCCTGCGGAAGTGGCTGCTCGCCAACCCGGGCAAGCCGCTCCCCTGCACGGTCGTCCTGATGGCTCGCCCGCTGGTCGAGCTCTCCAAGGGGCAGGCCGCGATGGGCAAGGGCGTAGCCACGGTCTGGAACGAGATCGCGCCGGACGTGCTGGCGCGCGGCGCTCGAGTGGTCCGAAACGATGGCCCGCCTGCAGAGCAAGTTCGCGAAAGCCGCGAAGGCTCGGCGGCGCCACCCCAGTAGAGCTCAGCGGCTAGCCCGCTCACCCAAGCTGCCACGAGCGGTCGAGCTCGCGATGGCGCTGGTCATTCGTCAGTCGATCGAGCAGCTGGGCCGCGCGGTGCTCGGCATGAGCCTGGCCCGCTTCGCCAAGCAGGCAGAGCGCACGGATGCCGCCGACGGCAGCGCGCCCGGCATCCCCGGCGCTGGCGCGATCGTCAAGGCCGCGAAAGCGAAGGCTCGGGCTACCGCCCAAGGCCTAGCCGAGAAGGTTCAGCGCCACAGCCAGGGTGAGTTCAAGCGACTCGGCATCAACCTCCGCAAGGACGAGCCGGCCCTCGGCGGGCTCATCGACGACTGGCGCGACCAAAACGTCGAACGCGTCGGCAGCCTGCTCGAGTTCGAGCGCGACGAGCTCGCCGACATCCTGAGCAAGGGGTCGCGTAAGACGGTCGCGGACCTGCGCAGCGACATCGAGGACAGACTCGAAGTGTCGCGCGCTAAGGCTGACCTGCTCGCGCGAGACCAAGTTCTCACGCTGAATAGCCAGATCAGCCACGAGCGCATGCGCGCCGCCGGCATCGAAGAAGCCTACTGGACGACGTCCGGAGACGAGCGCGTACGCGAGAGCCACGCCGAGATGGACGGCGTGCTGTTCAGCATCGACGACCCGCCTGAGGTTGACGGCGAGGCCGTGCTGCCCGGCGAGCCACCCCAGTGCCGCTGCATCTCGATGCCGCGCCTCCCTGAGCTCGAAGAAGAAGACTGATGCCCCGCGCCTATTCGATCCGCGATTGGAATCCCGTAGAGCGGAGCTTTCGCGTCGTCGCGTCGACGTCGAATCCGGTCCGCTGCTTCGAATGGGACGAGAAGGCGGGCAAACTCGTCGAGTTCTGGGAAGCCCTCGAAGGCTGGAACACGGCGCGCTTCGAAAAGAACAACATAATCGTCGAGAGCCACGCCGCCGAGGACATCAACGCGGGCATCGGCCTCGGCACAGAGCTCCAGTCTACTGGAGACGGCGGGCTCGAGATGAAGGTCACGCTCGCGCCCGCGCTCGCGGCGCCGCGTACGCTCGAGCTGGAAGAGAAGATCAAGGCCGGCATCCTCCGAGGCGTCTCGGTCGGCTTCGACTACGGCACCCGCACCGATGAAGAGCGGGGCGGCAAGCTGGTGCGGGTCTACCGCAACAACATCCTGACCGAGGTGTCGCTATGCCTCATCCCGAAGGACGAGGATGCCCTGCTGGTCGATGAGACGGACGAGCAGCGCGCCGCGGCCCGCGTGTCGAACGCCGGCAAGCTCTTGGCGTCGCGCAAGGTCCGGACGGACGCGGCCGATGACCCCGACGCGGTCACGCGCTTCGACTTCTTGGGCTCGGTCGGCAAGTTCGAAAAGACCCAGGTCGGCGGCTTGCGCGTTCCGGCGCGGCTGACCCGCACGGGTGTGCTGCCATACCGTCGCCCCGACGGTACGGTGCGGCGCGAGCTCCGCCTGCCCGAAGAAGTCTTCAACGCCGACTCGCTCTCCAGCCTGCACGATGCGACCGTTACCGACCTCGAGCATCACCGCGGCCTGCTGAACGTCCACAATTGGAAGGACGCCACTCTCGGGCATGCCGCCGAGATTCGGCGCGATGGCGACTTCGTCGAAGCCGACCTGCTCATCAACGATGCGGGAGCCATCGCGGACATCGAAAACGGCCGGCTTCACGACATCTCGTGTGGGTACTCGTGCAAGCTCGATGCCTCACCGGGCGTCTGGAACGGCGAGCCCTACGACGTGATCCAACGGCGCATTCGCTACAATCACGTGGCGGTGTTGCCTAAAGGCAAAGGCCGAGCGGGACCTGATGTCGCGCTGCGCCTCGACGCCAAAGACGCCGAGTGCGTCGAAGCCGAAGACAACCAAGGAAACGACACCATGGCCGAAAACAGCAGCAAGCGCGTGATTCGCATCGACGGCAAGGACCTCGACTACGGGTCCGAAGCCCACATCAAGCACCTCGAAGACGCCCACCTCGCAGACCTGCAGAAGGGCGAGATTGCGCTCAAAGAAGTGCAGACGCGGTGCGATGCCGCCGAGGGCAAGGCAAAGGACGCCGAGACCCGGGCCAAAAAGGCCGAGGAAGAGGCCACCGGCGAAGGCGCTAAAGCGAAGCGCAAGGACCGCAATCGTCTGCTGCGGCGTGCCTTCCGCGCGCTGAGCAAGATGGTCACCGAGGACGAAGACACCACGGAGACCGAGGACAAGATGGACGCGCTCGACGATGAGCTGTCCGAGCTGTCCGACAAGGACGTGATGCTGCGCGTGATCCGCGCGGACGCCGCCTACGCGGACGACAAGTCGCTCGACGACAAGCCCGAGGCCTACATCCAGGCCATCTTCGACGGCTTGAGCAAGCGCGGCGTCACCCGCACCGACGGCATCGACAGCGTGCCGCGCGCCTTCGAGCGCGTGAAGCGCCTCGACACCCGCGAGAGCAAGGACCCGATCGATGTCTCGCGCGCCAAGTCCAACAAGACCATGCAGGACGCTTGGAAGACGCCGCTCACCTGAGCTGAGCGCGCCCAGCTGCCCCACACCCAAACCCCAGAACTTTTCGCAAGGACCTGAAACATGACGACTGCAGTTCAGACCGCTGTAAGCGTGAACCCCCTGGCCGGCACGCCCGGCCTCGAATACGACGACTCCCTCTCGGACGTCGTTAGCTGGATCGCCACCGTCGCGATCCCCTTTGGTCGCCTCGTTTACGAGAGCGCTGAAGGCAAAGCGACCCTGCCCACCGCGACCGGCAACGTGACCGGCGGCCGCGTCGGCATCGCGCTCATCGACCACAACAAGCCCTCGGGCGTCGGCTACGAGATCGGCGACGCGGTGCGCGTGATGGTTCGCGGTCGCGCTTGGGTCGCGACCGAAGAAGCGCTCGCGTTTGGCGATACCCTGTTCGCCCGCTTCGCTGCCGGTACCGCGAGCACGCTCGGCGCGTTCCGGAACGACGCCGACACCGCGACCGCCTCCACGCCTCCCAACATGCGCTTGCTGCGCGCGGGCGCGACCAACGTCGCGGCCGTGTCGATCGGCGACATCTCGTAAGCCAAACCCGCACCCGCAGAGCCTGGCTGAACGCGCGCGAGCGTGAACGGCCGGGCGGCGGTGTGCCCCAAGCCCACCAGTTTTCGGAGAAATCCCAGCCATGAACGAATTCAATCAAGAGCTCCGCAGCGTCCTCAGGAAGCTGTCGTCATCCAGTGACGTCGTCCGCATGGACGCCAGCGACACCGCGTTCGTCGAGCGCGAGGTCACGCAGATCCGCGCCAAGATCTTCGAGGTCGTGTACGCGGAGCTGAAGGCGCAGCAGCTCGTGCCGATCGCCTCGGACATCTCGCCCGACATTCAGCAGTACGTGTACTTCGTGCTGGACACGGTGGGCGAGGCCAAGGTCATCGCCAACGGCTCGGACGACCTGCCGCGCGTCGACGTGTCCAAGCAGGAGCGCACGGGCATCTGCAAGCCAGTGGGCGCGAGCTTCGGCTGGGAGCTCTTCGAGATGCGCCTGGCCGCACGCCTCGGCCAGCCCCTGAACCAGCAGCGCGCCAACGCTTGCCGGAAGGCAATCGCACGTCAGATCGACAAGGTGTTGTCGACCGGCGTGACCGACAGCCAGACCGGCCTCGGCATGGAGGGCCTGCTCAGCAACGCCGACGTGGTCGCGCTGGGCATCTCGACGACGGCGTCGTGGGTGCTGGGAACCACGACCGCGGCAACGATGATCGACTACCTGAACGGTGTCGCTCAAGCGATCGTCACGGCGACCAACGAGGCTTTCATCCCCGACACCGCGGTCTTGCCGACCGCCATGTATGGCGTGCTGGCCAACACCCGCTAC